CAAGATTATAGGGATACTATTGATTGGGAGGATCAAGAAAAATATAACAGTATCAACACACGAATTCATCGACTATTAGAATTTTATTACAAAATTTATAACTTAACACATAGGATGAAATAATGAAAGTTTATGCTGTAATTTGTGAATATGGTGCTGCTAGTATTCGTGAGAGTATAGAAATAGTTTGCAAAACTCGTAAGATTGCAGAGTCATATTATTTAAATGAGGACTTTATTGGGCGTCCAATTCGTGTTGATGAGATTATTGTGTGGGATAAAAAGTGGGAGAAGCCTAAGCCTAAGAAGAAACTCAATGTTGGAAAAGAATTGGTAAAAAGAACTAAGGATTTTAATAAGAATATTGATAAGATTATTCCGAAGGTGAAAAAGGCTAAGAAATGATTCAGCCAACTATTTATACTCTTGATAATGGTCAAACTTATCATATGTCTTTTGATAAGAGTGCATATCAAATTAAGTCTCAAACTAACCAAAATGTACAATTTATCAGATATGATGATTTGTTAAGACTAAGACATAATATAGAAAAAATTGTGGTTAAATTCAAATGAATAACTCCCATTCATTCAAAGCAGATTATTTTAACTTATTCATAAATAGTTATGATGCTGTTGATGGATTAAAGTATGAATATAGCATAATGCTTGCTCCTACAAAAAATCACGTTGTTAGTCCTCCTGTATCTAAGGATGAATTAAAGGCGTTAGCCGACTTTATTCTAAAGGTCGCTCTTGACAAGTGACGATAAGATGATATGCTTACGCCAAAGGAGACAAATATGACCACAATAACAGAACAAGTGGCAAGTTATATCTATGATAAAAATGTAGTCTTTGGAACTTATAATATTTTTGCTTGCTATGATAGTCTTGAAGATTATGATGAGCGAAAAGTATCCTTTTATGATATTTATGAGAAAGATGGATCTTGTGTAAATGAGGGCGATCCTCATTATACTTTTCCATCTTGGCAAGACGTTTATGAATTTTATTGGCTTCCATCTGTAAGAGAAGCATCCCAAACTTTCTCCAGAGACTTGAAAAGGGCTACAAATGAGGAACCTTAATACTGAACTTGATATTGTGAGTGTTTTTGTTAGAGATGCTCATAAGCATGGTCTTGTGTCAGAAGTTGTTTTGTTTGCTCTCAGATATATGAAAGAAAATCCTGAGAGTAATGTTGAGGACGCTATGAACTATGGATATTGGGAGTGGTGCAAATGATCTATCTTTATCTTAACGAAACTGAAAAGTTGGCGGCTATTGTGGCCGAACTTGTTAAATTGAATATGGGCGTTGTTGCTGAACTTCATGGTAATAAGTGGCATATTGATGTAACACAATGAAAGTTTATGTAGTATTTGATTTTCCAGAAATTAAAGACTCTAATAGTGAGGATGCTACTTTTGCTATTGATAGTCTTAGTGAAGATTTGGAAGGATTTGCTAGAGATGGTGAATATGATTGGTATATTGATGATGCTACGGAGGATTAATGAAATTATACAGACCAATACTTATTCTAGCAAGAGCAATAGATCATAGAGTTGGTAAGACTGATGAAGATGCTCCAGATATTCCTATTTTAACTCAAACAGAGGCATGGACAGCATTTTGGATCAAGTTAAGTATAATTTTAGTTAATTTTATTACTTGTGGTTTTATTGTAGCAAACATCATATATCATTGGTAAAAAATATTTTGCATATTTATGGACGCTACAGATAACTAAAGGAACTGTTGACAACTAACGATTCTATGGTATACTGCACTCACAACCCTAACATTGGAGATAAAAATGACCGTTCAACAACTGCGTAATATGGGCTATAAGGTAAAGGTTCTTCATAATCGTCTTTATAATGGTTATCATAAGTGGCAAGTGGGCGATAGAGATTATGTTAAAAATTATGGCCCTCTTGATCCAGATGCCAAAGGTGGTTCCACTCAGATAATTATTGATTCTCCAACCGGAGAACATTTTCGTGGCCTTGCTATTTGTAACAAGAAGGATAATTATGATAAGAAAATGGGTGTGAGAATTGCTCTGGGGCGAAGCGGAGTTAATATCTGAGATGGATAATATTTTTGATGAATATAATCCGTATGAACTTCGACAAATTTTTACGAAAAAAGATTGGCCGAAAGAATTTAAAAATGCTATTCATGAAGAAATAGCGTATGATCTGTTAGATAGTTGGCTAGAAACTGTTGACGAAGAAGCCTATAAGGAAAAAGTTAGGGATATTATTGAGAATCTTACTTATGGGTATGAGGACGAGGATGGTAATGAGATGACTGATTTTATCGTAAATGAGTCAAAATGAGTCAAGGCCGCATTGACAAACGCCGATAACAGTGGTATACTACGTTCAACAATGGAGGAACTGATGAATTGGGTTTTTATTGTTTGTCGTGATAACAGTATTGAACAGGTTAAGATTTTTAAGGATTTTTGGGAAGGGGCTAAGTTTACAGACTCTTTCCTTAGCCACATTAATCCTCATCTGAAGAACTTTCCTGCTTATAATCGTAATGAGAATTATAAAGATGGAAATGTTAGTGTTGGACTTTATCGTGAGGGTGCTTAATTGACTGGTTTAAATATCCAAGCCCCGTGGTCAAGTCTTTTAATTAATGGGCTGAAAAGCATAGAGACACGATCCTATCACATTCCAATGAAGTATGTTAACCATCCATTATATCTGGTTGAGACTCCGGGTAAACTTGGTAAATTTAAGGCTAGAGTTATTGGCACTATTACTTTTAGTGGTAGTTTTAAATATCCAAATAAGACCTCTTGGATTAATGACTATGCCAAACATCTAGTATCACAAAATGATCCGTTTTATAGTTGGAATGATAAACCCAAATACGGCTGGGCAGTTTGTTCTGTTGAGAAATTTGACGAGCCTCTTGACATTGGTGGAAAACGCGGTATAATCTTCACTAACAACCTTAAACTTTTGGAGAACGCTAATCATGGGAATGGGTAGTTTTGCTGTTGGGTCTTTTGTGATCGAATATAAGGATCTGAAAAAGATTTGTCCAGACGAAATCAAGGCTCTTGAAAAGGCTAAATATTTCAAGGAAGTTGGTTGGGGAACTGTTGGTCAATGGTTGGCGTGGGATGATCCTGACCAGATTAAAGGCGCTTTTTATGACGCTTTTTATGACGCTATTCCTGAGGATGAGTCTAAGCCTGTTATTCAACTTGAGTTAAGTGTGGATCAAATTGTAGAGGATATTTTCCAAGAGTATGAAAAACTTATAACTGCTCTTAAAAATTCTTTTAACAAAAAAACCAAACTAACTTTGTATTTTGATAGTTATGACGAAGATGGGGGTGGTAGATATGATAATCCCGGCGACAAGGATGGTTGTATTTTCTGTGTAGATGGAATGGTGCAACTAACTCCTGCTGGAGAGAAGTTTAAGGACGTTATTAGTGAAAGAAAGTGGACGCAATTCGGGTGAAATATGAACGATAATGAAGAAAACAAATCTTGGGATACTCTTTATGAGGAATATCCCGAAATGTTTAGCAATCGGCACAAGTCTCCGCGAGAATCATGTATGGCTTGGGGCTGCGAGATAGGAATTGGCTGGTATGATATTCTATCCTCTATTTGTTGGAAAATTCAAAAGCATGAGGAAAATATTGTTTGGCAAACAGAATTTAAACAAAAGACTGATCCAGAATATAAGAGTGATTATATTCCTGTAAAGTTTGACCAAGTTAAAGAAAAGTTTGGTGGACTACGAGTTTATTTTAGTGGTGGAGATGATTATATTAGGGGCGTGATTAGTATGGCTGAGAGTTTTAGTTATAAGATTTGTGAAATTTGTGGAGAAAGAGGAAAGCCTAATAAAGGTGGATGGATTGTTACACTTTGCGACAAATGCCGAAACAAAACTTATGACCAAACTACGAACAATAATTCTGGAGTTTGATCTGATTGAAGTTCATCACAATCCTAACTTGAAAAAGAAACCTTATCTAGTTAGAGTATTTAGTTACAACAATAGTGATCCACACGAACTCAGACTTGATGAAATTGAATTAAAAAATTTGTACAATATTCTGAAAGACTATAAGTATCTATGAGAACATTCAAAGAAAAAACAACCAAAGTAGTCGATGATGTTCATTGTGATGCTTGTGGAAAAAGTACCATAAATTATAATGATGTTGGGCCAGACTATGCAACGCTTGAAAGTTGCTGGGGATATGGTTCGTCTAATGATGGAAGCAGATATAACATTGATCTTTGTGAAACTTGTTTCGTTGAAGTGTTAAATTTTCTCAAAGATAAACGAAGAAAAGTTTTGGGGCCATTTAATTACCCTTTCGATAATGATCCACTAAATGGAGTACAGTATCTATGAAAAAGAAAATTACTAAAAAGAAAAAGCCCGCTAAGCAAAAGATTGATGTTGTAATAGAGTCATTAGTTTATCTTGAACAAAGAGTGAAGGAACTAATAGGTAAAGTAGAAAGTTTGCATACACAAAGGTATTATCATCCACAAAACGCTGAACCAAAAAAATATTGGCCCAATTGGAATCCACCAGAGTATAACTAATGACGAATTTAACAACTGAACAAAAATTTGCTATCTTTTGGTGTTTCAATAACGCTATGAAATATATGGAAATTGATGAATATGATTCTGACAAAAATATGGTTGTAAACGGAATCAATATTAATGAAACTATTGCAGAATTACTAAAGGACAGATTATTTGTATGAACACAAAAGACTTTGAAAAACTAATTACTATTCGTAAACTTCTTAAAGAAGCATATGACCATTATTTTGAGTTCAGCGACGGACACTGTAAAATTAGTGAAGGACATATTAGTTTAAGTTTTGGAGACTACTGGAAAGACAAAGATTGTGAATGTAAAATTACTGGAGTTGAAATATACTCATACGTTTTAGGCCCATCCAGAGGCCACTATTTTGATAATCTGGACGAAGCACTAGAAGCAGTAAAAGAGTGGCACAGAAACGAAATGACAGCATCTTATGATGAATACGGCGAACCACAAACAAAAGGATATTTGGAGAATTTAGATGCAAATTGATCTTACTAAAAATGAAGCATGGAAAATACTGGATGCTCTAGCATCCTATAAAAAGGACTACGCATTAAGCGGGGCCGTTATTAAAACTATCGACTCTGCTATAAAAAAGTTAAGGGATGCTGTTGACAATTGACGATACTGTGATATACTAAGGGTGTACGTTTCACTTTCTATGGAGTTTAAAATGAGTTCTGACCTGAGTGTTATTGAGAAGAATGGTAAGTTTGTTGTTGCTCGTAATAATCAGCCTATTGTTATTCCCAAGAACGAGGCCGAAACTATTGTGACTGAATTTGATACTCAGTCTGATGCTGAAAAGTATATGAGTATTTTGAAGCATCTTGAAATAAAAAAGAGTGCTAAGTCTTGTTCGTAAGACAAAATCTATATGCAAATACACAATAGAAAACACATATCTTTAACAGCAGAGGATGTTAAAGACTTACTAATTAAACAACTATATCACTCTCAAGGTATTAGTGGTATATTCAAAATTGATTTTAAAATTGTAAAACAAGCAATTCCATCTCAATATCCACAGGACTCTAATTATATTAATATTCTTGATGGAGCAGAAATAACGGTGGACTTGAATGAAAAATGATACCATAAATTTTTGTCTTATTCTTATAGCCTATTTTAGCATAGGATTATTCTTTAGTACAGTTTATGTTCAAAACCAAAGACTAGATACTATGAATGATTCTATTACTAGACTAATTAAAATAGAACTTATTACTGAAGAACAATTTAATTTGCTTTATGAAGAAGTAAAAGATTTGAGAAAAAAGTCAAGACGAGACTTGACAATAACCGATACTATGGTATACTGAAGATAAAGGAGACACTATGGACCGTTTTGACTTAGAAGAAAAGATTAATCACACATATAACTTTATTGATACTCTTAATGATATTAGTTATGGTATCATGGAAGTGGGTATGACTAATGATGAAATTGTTAATGCTCTTGATGGTCTAGCAGTTATGCTCAAACTTCATACTCAAAAGTTGATGGATACTTTTACTCAGGTTCATCAACTTGACCAATACGCTAATAAAAAATTAGATTTTCCAGCAGAATTTCCTGGCTAATGAGTAAACCATTAACTAAAGAGTTTTTAATTAGTCGAGGGGAATGTTGTGGGCGAAAATGTGTAAATTGTCCATACATACCAAGATATATTAAAGGAAGTACCAAAATAAATGCTGGACGCAATAATAATAAGTGATACTCATTTAGGAAGCGATGTTTGTGAAAGCAAACAATTGTATGCTTTTCTAGAACTAGTATTTTCTAAAACAAATAGACTTATTATTAATGGAGACTTTTTTGATAATTTAGATTTCCGCAGACTAAAGAAGAGTCATTGGAAGATACTCTCTTTATTGCGACGAATGAGTAAATATGTAGAGATTATTTGGATCAGAGGCAACCATGATGGTGATGCTGAAACTATTTCTCATTTAATCGGCATAGATTTTAAGAATGAATATGTTTTTTCTAGTGGAAACAAAAACTTTTTGTGTTTGCATGGCGATCAGTTTGATGATTTTATTTACAAATATCCTAATACTACAAAAATAGCAGATTTTTTCTATAGAACTATTCAAAGGTTTGACAAAAGATTTCTGCCACAATTTATAAAGCAGCGATCTAAAATCTATCTTAGATGTAATGAGCATATGATGGAAAAGTCAAGGGAATATGCTATAAATAAAACTATTGATTGTGTTTGTTTAGGACATACTCATTATCCAATCATTGACAAAGACCATGCTGTGTGGTATGCTAATAGTGGGTCTTGGACAGAAAAGAGTTGCACCTATTTAAGTGTTAAAGACGGCGAAATAAAACTAGAAACCTTTATATGAAAATTAAACATTTCCCTATTCTTGATATTAATAAAGTTGTTGAGCATTATTCTCAAAGAGATGGTGTTCCTATTAAATATGTTTGCACTACCGATCTACATAGTGATGATAGTCCAGCAGATATTTTCTATAGAGAAACTCCTCATCCAGATTTTGGTAATAGATATTTCGCACTAAGAGTGCGTGATAATAAGGCTTATATTAGTAATGCTGACGCTATAGAACTATTAACTTTTGGTATGGTACAGGATGATGAAGGAGATTTACAGTATTCTCAATTTCACCATGATTATAAGAGGTTTGGTAATAGAAATATGATTGATGGTGGACGAAACTATACTAGATCATCTGGTGAGGTAATTTACTATGTTGTTCGTGATGGAGACTTGACAACTCAGGATAATGTGGCATAATGAACCAAACTCAAAAAGATAAAATACTTGAAGTTATCAAGTTATGTAATCAAAAAATCAAAAAACAAAAGGATCATGAATCTTCTGCTGGATATGGAGAAGATTATACTGATGGAAGAATTGTCGGCGGTGCAGCGTTAGCCCGACGAATATTGGAGATATTAAAAGGATTTGAACTATGAATCCTCATAGAAGATATAAGAGTTATATGAAAGGTTCAGACCTTTGGCTAATAACTTTGCTAATTATTTTGGTGCTATTCTCTGTATTTATTCTGAATCCACTTCATAAAAATAATATATCACAACCATTGTGTCAACAATATACCTTAAAGCAATCTGATCCAGTATGGTTTTATAAGCCAGATGAGATTGGTTGGACAAAAGGAGAGGTATTATATTTATGGGGCTATCATCCAGTAGTGCATTGTGAACAACTGAATAAAATTTTTAACTTTCATGAAATAGAGTGGACAATAGGAAATGATTGAGGACGAAAAAGATCTAGTAGGTTTGTTTTATATCACAATAGTTATTTTTGCTGTTGTTTTAATCGGAGTATCCTGCTTAAATAGTATCTATAAAAAGAATACGGAGAAACTACCCCAAAACAAACCAACTGATAGACAAACTATAAGTACCGATAATATTACTGGCAATGTTGAAAGTATTCATCCTTGGGGACGAACAGAAGTTGTTCCCATGAAAAGCGTAGAGTTAGAATACTTTGAATATTGTGATGAATGGGTTATGTATGGAGAGGTAGTTCAACCAACTGGACGTAAAGGTTATTTTATGCCGGTAATGAGTGGCAGACTTAATTTTAAGGCTAGTAAACATCTTACTCAAACTTGGCTTGAACATGAAATAATTGATACAATGTCTATAGAAAAACCAGAAACTTTTGAGGAATTTAGAGTAGCAAATATTAGAGCAGAAAAAGGAAAAATTATTGACATCCTATACAAACACTACAGACTTGACAATAACAAAACTTGGAGTATAATAGCCGTTTGGGAGGCAAAGTTTAATGAAAACTTACAAAGAAGAAATTAGAAAAGCAATTGATAAGATTTATTGCGATTGTTGTGGAGAAAATTGCTCCAAAAATATAGACCATGAATATGCTGAACTAAGTGCTACTTGGGGCTATTGTTCAAAACAAGATGGTACTCAATATGATATTCAAATTTGTGAAAATTGTTTCAATGAAGTATTACAATCTATGAAACAGATACGAAAACGAATTCTTGGTTCGCTTAAATATCCTCACGACATAGACAGTTTAGAAGGAAAGAGTTATTTTCCATGAATGATTTTTCTTACACAACAGCACTAACAATATTCTTCACCTATGTAGCAATAGATATGTTATATGCTTGGTATATCATGAGCGTTAACAAAAAGCGGGCCTTTACAGCCGCGATTCTTACTGCTATAATCTACAGTCTACTGGCGTTTGGCGTGTATGCTAATAGTGGATGCTGGACAGAAAAGAAATGCACCTATCTGGAAATAACTAACGGAAGTATTGAGTTGAAAACATTTATATGATTAAACATTTTCCTATTACTAATATTGATAAAGTAATTGAGCATTATTCCCAAAAAGATAATGTTCCCATCACCTATGTCTGCACAACTGATCTAAATAGCGATGACAGTCCAGCAGATATTTTTTATAGAGAAACTCCTCATCCAGATTTTGGCAACAAATACTTCTCTATAAGAATCCATAATGGCAAAACTTATATTGGCAATGCTGATGATGTAGAAAAACTAACTTTTGGTATGGTTGAGGATAACGATGGAGATTTACAGTATTCTCAATTCCACCATGACTATAAGAGTTTCGATAGTGGAAATATGATTGATGGTGGGCGATCCTATATTAGATCATCTGGTAAGGTGGTTTATTATAATGTTCGTAATGGAAGAATGATACAAGAATGAAGAATACAAAACAGTACGATCAACTTAAACTTATTGTGGAAAAATTGTGTCTTGAAGCAATACAGAAACAGAAGAAAAGAGAAAGTACCGTTGGGTATGGTTTGGATGATTATACAGAAGGAAGAATAGTGGGTGGTGCTGCGTTGGCACGAAAAATACTCAGAGAAATTAGGACTTAAATTAAGAAAGGTTGATTTAGTTATGAATAGTCGAAATTATTTTATTGTGGCCGCATTTGCTAGTTTTGTTTTTAGTGTTACATTATGGTTTGCTGGAGATAGTGACCTTAATAGGCAACAGGCACTATTCGTAGGATTGTGGGTTCCAAGTATACTTTCTCTGGGAAATCTATTCGAATGAACAATTTTATAATATTTATCGTTGGCATAGTAGTAACCCTCATAACTGGTATGGGGGTTATTACTAGCACAATATTTATGGGCTACAAAAAGCCAAAGCTAAAGAGTTATGTTATACCTGAGCCTATCCAAAATATTTGAGGTTAGTCTTGGTATTATACTAGCACGAACAGTAATATATTTTCTTAAAAAGATTAATATTCATATATGATTAGACCTCGTTTTCACCACTGGACTTGCTCAAAGTTCGCTGATTTTATCAGAGGAACAAAGAAACCATACGCTCTTGGATGGGACGAATGGGATCAATGGCACGAATCTGCAAAACAGAAACATCCTGTTCGATATTGGATTGCTGAAACTGGTTTGAAAAAATTACAGAATACAATCTATTATCCATATGATATTTATCATACAATAAAAACTTATATTAGAAATCGTTATTTTGATAAACTTCATTATTTGCACACTGGATTAAAGCCAGGATCATATTATGATCTCGACTATAGAATTCTGCATGGATTATTTAATGAACTTGTAATCTATGTTGAGACAGAATGTGCGTGGGTCTATGGCAAGCCAAAAGAAGTTAAACATCTTTATAAATTCAAGAATGGATCATGTAAACAAGCCGGATTGGATTATTTAGATTGGGGTATCAAAGATAAATATAAAGGAAAACTCACCCCTTTCGCAAAAAGTTGCAAAGAAATTAAGCGATTGTATATCTGGTGGACAGAGAAAAGACCACAACGCAAAAATCCATACTTAGATAAGTGGTATGAAGAGGATACCAAGATGTTAATTAATCTCATTAGTATACGAAAGGATTTGTGGATATGAATGAAAAAATATATAACGATATTACTGATTTTTATAATGATGTTGGAGACTATATTCATTTAGAATATAAACCAAAATATCATAAAGAATATTTCAAAGACGAAAACATTGATAAACTTTTTGATATAGTTGGGCGTCATTATATGGGCGGAAATAATGTGCCAGATACGGCAGGAATGGTTGTTGACTATTTTAGGATGATCAAATGAATATTTTTAAACAATTATGGGATAACTTTACTAATTTACATGAACCTAAAACTATGACTCCTGTTGCCCCAACAGAGGTTATTATGTATAATGATATGTATCCTTATACTGTTGAGCAGACAATAAGGGTTACTCATCACAGCAAACCAAAAAGGCGTGATCCTTCAAGAAAATGGAACAAGACAAAGAACTACCGATTTTAGGCAATAGTGTTAATGGTTCTACTGAGCCATTTGCCGAAATATATTTACTAGAATTTGAAGAATGGTATAGTGTAGAATGATTGCTCTCTCTGACTGGATTAAAGAAAAAAATAAGTTTGACGGCGTTAGTGTGGTTAGATTAATACATGATGGTCAAGCCCATGATTATAATCGCTGGAAATTTAGTGGACAAAATATTTTCTTCTTTGAAAATGATATGAAGGTTGGTCACATATTATGGACAACTGAGAATATAACAGTTATTGATGACAATCATATTATAATTAATGAAGGACATGAACACTCTATTGGTATGGAATTATTTTATGGTGGAGCAATTCTATGATATCATTTAAAGAATTTTTAGATCTTGTTGATAAAACATATCATGAACATAGTTTTGATTGGCGTTATGGTCAAACTATTATGAATGTTTTACATGGAGCGTGGCCCATTAAATATAACGAAATAGTAACAGAACAAACTTATGATTGTTACTATAATGATGGAACTGTTCGTTTTACATTAGACAAATTAGAAAAAGAGTGGCCTAGTGGATATTGATGATTATATTAATTCTTTGATAAGGGAAAATGAGAGCTTTAAAAATCTTGTTAAATCTTTAAAAGATGAAATTCGTATTCAACGTAAAGAAATAGCCGTTTTAAGAGATGAAAGACGAGCAATATTTGATGCTGAAAAGGGTCCAAATTTACAAAATTTTGTAGAGTCTTGACAACATCGTGTCGATAGAGTATCATAGCGTTTTACAAAAGGAGACAGCATGAATACTATTGAAGCCATTAATATTATCCAAACTTCTTTAATTGAAAAAGATAATCTAATTAAAGATATGGAACAGAAAAATTCTCAATTGGTCAGAGTTGTTGCTACAATACGAACAAATTTGGAACGTGCGATCAAGGGTCATATTCCACTAAATCAAGCAGTGTATGATGCTGTTGACCTATGCAGAGCCAATTTTAAATATATGGACTACAGTTCAGGCCAAATTAAACAAGACCCGCCACTCAGCGATTCAGATAAAATTTTACCATGAAAAATAACAACAAAATAAAAAAACAGATAGATAAAATAGGATTTGGACAAACTCTACAGTGCTTAATAGAGATTGTTGATGATTCTATAAATATCCATAATGCCTCTCCACTTTGGAAACTAACTCTTGCTGAACATCTAGAAAATGCTTATGATGCTTATATGAACAAGGGTCACGATTCCTTATGTGGAATAAATAATGATTAATTGTATAAAAAAACCATATAATAGCGTTTGGGTTTGGGCAGATTCTCAGGAAGAATTGGGCTTAACTTTTATGCGTTTTCAAGAACATTATGAAAGTGCCAACTCAGAATTTAAAGGAAAAATCTTTACACTAGGACAATTGAAACGATGGTACTCTGAAACTTATGGTGCAAATAACTATCATACAACCTGGGTAGGATTTAATCTTCCAAGTAATGCTTTGATTCCTTTTAAAGAAGGTTTATTTGACCCACTAACAATAGAAGAACAAAGACTATTAGACTTATTCAAATATCGTAGTGATAATTTCTATATTATAGGAGCACAAAATAGTAGCACATTAAGACATGAATTGTCTCATGCTTTGTATGCTTCTAACGACAAATATCGTAATGAAATAAATAAATTTCTAAATAAAAATAAGAACAAGATTAAACAAACCGCTAAATATATTTTAGACAAAGGATACTGTGAAGAAGTTTTATATGACGAAATTCAGGCTTATATCACAGACAATGATGATAATCAGTTAATTAATAATACTTGCCCATCAATTATTGCTGGTATTAATAAAATTTTTAATAAATACAATGTTGAGAAGGTTAAAAAATGATGTATGATCCAGAAGATGCTGAATTGTGTGATGAAGAAAAAAGTTATCACGAATGGGTTGCTCAGAATTTAGATTATATTCAGAACAATAAACAGCACGTTGGAGTAATGAAAAAATTGTATATGGAAGGATTCGCTGCTGGTTTTCAATATAAACAAAATATCACAGCACAGGAATATTTACAAAAATAATATGTTTAAAATTACAGAAATAAAGACATGGGCCAAAGAAAAAGGATATACTATCATTAAAGAAAAAGACGATAGTATCAATGGCGCTAGTTATTATTGGATGAAAAATGATGATTCTAATGTGAGTGGAGTTGAATTAAGCGTAAGCAAAGTAGCAACAGCAATATTTAATAATATTTCTAATAATAAATGGATAGAACATCAAAAAAACTTCAGAGAAAATAAAGAAGATGCAAAATTCTCAACATCAGACTACTAAAGATTCTGATATTCAATGCTTACCTCCTGTAATTGTAACACCTATTTTTAATGGAGTAATTGGCGGTATATCCAGTGTGATTACTGTTTATTTTTTTAAGCCAGTATGGGATAAAATAGTTAAAGTATTAGATTGGAATAAAAAATGAAATATGTAAAACTTATATCAAAAGATGACGAATGGTTTGATTCTGGAACGGAAGTTTTTGATGCTACAATATGTGACTGGGGTAGGATTTCAAAAAGAATATCTAAAGAAGATTATGAAAATATTTGGGCTAAAGCAGGTCATATACTTGGTCGAGGATTACGAAATGGTTTTTGGGATGAAGAACTTTGTCCACTAGAAGAATTTGAAATATCATATACAGAGGATCAGATATAATGAAAAATATGGTTGAACTATTAGGTTATTATGGCAGCGATCAGATTCATGCTTGTTCTGCTTGGACTAGTACATCAAGAGATTTATCAGAAGATAAAATTGTTAGAATCCCTAAACTTTTGAAAATGTTAGCAACAGAGGGTCATCATACTCCATTTGAAAAATCTAATTTACATTTTTTAGTTACTACAGATATTGCTTCCCATATACATATTATTAAACATCGTATTGGAGTAAGTGTCAACGGAGAAAGTGCTAGATATAAAGAAATTAAAGAAGATCAATATCTTATTCCACAAGACTGGCCCGAAATTTGGAAACAACAACTAGAACATTATACAGAAAGCGGGCTAAGACTATACCATGAGTGTGTTCAAAGTTTAACTGAAGTTTATGGAATAGATAGAAAAAGAGCAAAAGAATCTGCTAGATTTTTTAGATCCTATAATACCCAAATTACTGCTGATGTTATGTTTAATTGGCGTAGTTTTTATCATTTTCAGTCTTTGCGAAATAAGTCTAATGCCCAACTAGAAATTAGGGAAATTGCACAAACTATGTTAGATTTAGTAAAGAATATTAAAGGAAATCCATTTCAGTATACTATTGAGGCATTTAATTTATGAAGTTATTCAACATCACTGCTCAAGTTTATAAGAACAGTGATCCTTCAAAACAAAACCTATTAATAAATGAAATTCATGATGGTTCATCTTCTGATGAAGCATTAAATCATTTTAAACTTCATTTTCCTTTAATAGAATATTCTTTAGTAAAAGTTTTATCTACTGAAGAAATATGAATAACAATTATATTGTATTTATTTTATGTAAAAATTTTTCCAATAGAAGTAATGAATACGCAGAAGCCTTATCTCAAAAAGATATAGCATATCGTATAATTTGCGATTTATGTTCTATCGAAGATGACTCAAAACTCTTGTCTGATGGTTTTTATAATTTAACTAGATCACCATATATAAAAAAACCTAGTGCTTGGGATAAATCTTTCTATAGTATTGTAGAATCTGATCTATTAAAACAATACAATTATTTCTATTTTATAGAGGATGATGTTTATAGTAAAAATTATGAATCATTAACTTCATTTATATCTGATGCACAGAGCATCTCTACAGTTGATTTTATAACTAAAAAAATTCGACCAAAATCTCATTATCCACAATGGAAACATTGGCAAGAAGATTATATTAATGAATTTAGTGATCCACATCAATCTTTCAACCCATTGTGTAGACTGTCCAAAACTCTAATAGAGAAAATACTATACTATAGGAAGCACCACAATATTTTTAATTTTCATGAAATACTTTTTGCTTCACTATGTTTAGAATATAATTTATCTCATATGAACTATATTGAAAATAGTATTCTAAACAAATACATAGGAAACTTTAGATATAATCCAATAATACTAGAATCGGATATAAAGGATAATCTCATACATCATCCTGTTAAAGATTCCAAATCTGACAGAGAAAAGGGTATAGTTTCGCTTGACAAAAGACGATAGTATGGTATACTCCCATTCGGAGGCTAATATGCGATATGGTTTGTGTTGTATCTCTCTGAGACTTAAAGAGCAAGGAATTGGTCATAAGACCATGACTTTTAAACGCTTTAACTCTTTGCCGCGAGAAGAAGCGGTGACTATTCTTGGAGACAGAATTCTTAATAATCTTGTAACAACTCGTAAAACTATTGAATTTTGTGGAGAAAAAGATTATGTTTATCGTGTAAGTAGCGATATTTTCCCACTTATTACTTACGACGAGGCTTCTATTAATCTAGAAGATTTGCCTAACCATGATGAAATTCAAGATGAGTTTGATAATATTGCACAAAGCATTATTGATAGTAATGTAAGAGTTTCTGCACATCCTTCTGAATTTAACAGTTTATCTAGTTTGACTCCAAAAGTTGTGGAAAAGACTATTACAGAATTAAACTTCTATAGTAGTTTTTTTGACAGAATTGGTTTGCCAGCAGACACTAATTCTCCTATGAATCTGCACGTTCACAATAATAATGGTACTAGAGAAGAAATTAGTCATCGTTTTTACGAGAACTTTAAACGTCTTGATGAAAATTGTCAGAAACGATTGACGATAGAATGTGACGATAAATTGAATTGTTGGAGCGTGCGAGAATTAACTGATATATTTTTTCCAATTACAGGAATACCGATTTGTTTCGACTATTTGCACCACAAATGCCATCCAGATAATCTAACTGAAGAATTTGCTATTCATCGTTGTCACGAAACATGGTTAACTGTTGGTAATAAACTTCCACTATTTCATTACAGCGAATCTGCACCAGGAAATAATCCTCGTAAACACGCAGACTTTGCTACTCAACCAATTAATACTTATGGTTTAGAGTTCGATTTAGACTTTGAGATTAAACAAAAAGATTTGGCTATTGCTCATTATCAAGAACTTTATCCGACTTTCGGATATTATCAGCAGCCCACAACGGCTGCAAATTAGAATAATGAAAACATTTTTTTTGTTGTTTTGGGTCGGTTAAATCAAAACTAGCACAAGGAATTATGTGGTCTATATGCCATTTGCCATAGTTTTTCCAGTTCATACCATCAACAAATTGTTTTTCCAAATGTTTTTTCAGTTCTTTTACGTCGCATCCCAGTAATTTGATTGTAGATTTTGTTTTGTAACAACCCTTTAAAGCATTGTTCATTCTACGTTTAAGATTATGTTTAAGTTTATAATTAATGTCTGAGTGATACTTACGATTATGTCTAGCATTAACTTTATCTCGATTATTACTAATATATTCTAATTGTTTTTTTATTACTTTATTTCTATTTATTTCATAATATTTACGATAATATATTTTTTGTTTTTCTCTATCCGTATTATTAGCAATACATCTTTTACATATTGTTCTACAACCAAATTTACCCTGTTTTTGTTTATGAAAATATTCAGTTGTAGCCGGATACTCTATTTGACAGACCTTACAAACTTTGGTATAATCCATCGTAACACCTAACAAAAAACGCCCAAACCACAATTAGTGCGAGTAATTGCAGAAAGAGCGTTTTCTGATTATTATATTTTAGATTTGGTATCTCGCACATACCATCAATTAATACACCAAAAGGAACATAATATGAGTGCTTGGCTAATTGCATTAACTGGTTGCATATACTTGTATGTGGCTGCGGAACAATATCTTGTTCATGGGAATGTTGGTATGCTTATTACATATGTTGGTTATTCTTTCGCTAATGTTGGATTATATATGTTAGCATCAAAATAAGGATCACATCATGAAAGAGCCAGTTAAAATAAAACTAACAGACAATCCACAACCTAAAAATGTTAAATTAACACCATTGCCGTCAAAAACCTATTATGATATTGAAATGACAGATGATATTTGGATAAAAGATGAAAATAATAAACAAAACAATTCGCAAAGCATACCAAAATTGGAGTCCGAATCCTCTAATTAGGTGCTACCACTATTGTTCTGCTTTTGATGGAAATAAGATGATTTGTTTCACCCAAAACAACCCGATTAAAACAAACGCTAGGGCTTATAGAATTGGTGAAAAATTTAATTTGCCCAAATATAAGGAGTTTCCTTTTGTACACGCTGAGTCTCATCTTATTTCTAAATTGTTGGATCGGTATAATACCATTGATCCTAATTGGTCAGTTGTTGTATTGCGTATCAACAGAAAAGGATTGGTTCTAGGAAGTAAACCTTGCGAGAATTGCGACAAACTTCTTAATGCTGTAGGATTGAGTAGTGTTTATTATAGTAATGATGACGGAAGTTTTAGCGACAACATTGGAAACAACATTCAAGCAGAGTGCTTGACAATGCCGATGCTTATGGTATAATCCGTTCAAAGGAGAAGCCATGAATTGCATTTATTGTACAACTGAAATTCCAGAAGGACGAGCGGAGTTTTTGATTGAGACTAACAGACGAGCAACTTGTTTGAGTTGTTCTGTTGAATCAAAAGCAGTAGGATTTATGAATTATAGTCATAAAACAGCACCAGATTTGGTTTTGTGTCCAGCAAACGCTAGAGAAACTTTGAGAATTTTAGATCGTGCCAATCGTCGTGCTAGATAATATATTTTAATACATTGTTTGCAAATAGTATGTAAACCATCATTTAGTTTAGAATTCTTATTAAAGAACCCTGTGGTTGCTGGAAAATAATTATTACAGCGATTACAAATTTTCATGAGGCACTTGACTTTTTAGACCCGCGAAGTATACTGTATAATACACCCTTTTGAGGAGGATAGCAATGAACTGGCTTGATCTTTATAATTTTCTTTATGAAAGAGCAAACGATATTAATAATCCCGGCAGTTTCCCTTGGCAAGAACCTGTACAGGTATTTGATTTTGAAACACTAGAATATTATCCCACTGATTTTATTCAGATGCCCGATAATAAGATTTCTCTGAGTATTGATACTTCTAACACAAATATGGAGACTGTTTAAATGGATCTTGAAATTGAAAGCCTTCTGTTTAAGCAAGTTGAAAAACCTAAGCATCATCTTATGACTAAGATTATTAATGTTTGGGAAAATCGTTATAGAATTAATGTCTATATTGAAATTGAAGAAGATAGTCTAACCAAGAAACGTATTCACAGCAGTTATTTTTGTCACTACAATCCTGGCAAACTTGAAATTATGAGTGGGCCAAGTGGAATTATCAAGTAGATTGATTATTGGTAATAATTTTACACCACTCAATAAATTCATCTTGAGGAATATTCCATTTCATAGTATTAACTTTTTTATGAACCCATTGGATATTATCTATTGTATATGGTTTACCGCTATCAATTCTATCTAAAGATGCTGTTTGTTCATCTTTATGGTTAACTTTAAATTTAATAGATATCCCGCTAATAGCACATATTTTTTTTTGTTCTAAAAATTTATTATACAAATCTTCAATTGTTAAAATAAATTCTAAATTTCTATCTATTGCCTTTTGTCTAATCTTATTAAAAACACTTTGAGAAATTTCTTCGTAGCCTTTAAAAAAATGATGTTTTTCCCCACACCTTTTCATTAAACATCCACAAGATTGAACCTGTTTTAAACGAATTCTAGAACTTTTTAATATTTTTTCTTTACCACAATCACATAAACATAAAAGTCCTCCTTTCACTCTGTCTTTAACTACTAGCATACCATATCTATAGCCTATTACTATGTCATTTTTTTGAATCATTATTTCTTTATTTGGTTTGCCTTTTCTTGTGCCACAAGTTCGTTTAGGTATTTGATGCTTATTTAATGCTCTACCAATTGTCACCGCTCTTATTCCTGTTTCATTACTGATTTCTCGTAAAGATTTACCTAATTTAATATAATGTTCTTCTAAAAATGTTTTAGTTAAAATAGACATATTATTTCCTTTTTTTGCAACGATTCAAGATTTTGCTTGACAACTCCGATATACAGTGTATACTGGAATCATAAGCGTTTCACACTACTAACAGGATACACCAAAAATTATGAAGGGTCAAAAAATTTGTCCAGACTGTGGTACTCCTACTGGGCCGCGAGCATACTGCTGCAAAAAATGCAATCATATTTTTTGCTTCAAGCCTAAAAGCAAAGAGGCAAAGAATACAAAGATGATTCAGAATGTTAATTGGCGTGAATTGGTCAAGGGCGACCGTATTAAAGTGGGTGGAGGCCCATACTTTGTAAGTAGGGGTGAGTTTATTCCGATGGGTTATCGTGGACGCTTTGTTGTCGAAGGTGTTGATGCTAATGGTATTCTTGCTTGGGGTATTGACAAGAGTGCTGGATTCTGTCATATTTATATGGGTGGAGATATTCAGAATAAGGAAACAGGCGTTTGGAAAACCAAACACAAATTGATTAAACTCAAGCAAAAAGAAAGTATTCAATGAACGATCAACATAGAGCATTATCTGATCTCTATTTCTATAGAGAGCAGATTGAGCATAATTTGGCCGAAATTGAGGCTATTCTTGCAGTAAATTTTCCACAAGAAACCTCAGTTGCAAAACAACATTGGATTATACAGATCAAAACGGCACTAAAAGACAATTTGCCATATCTTCCGCGAGGTGAATACAGTATGGATTATACACTTCACCGAATTGAAGATAAAGTATTTGGTCAGTATGATAAAGGTGTATCTAAATATATCTAATTGGGAGAATAAAAATGGACAATGAAGTTTATGCCATTACAAATATTGAAGGATATGCTACAGCGACGAGACAAGCCGCCGCAAATGCTATTTCTGATGATTGTGATGACGATCTTGATGCCTATATCAATTTGAAACAAATGATCTCTATCATCGAAGAAAATTGTATGGGTTTTGATGATAATGATCGTCCTCTTTTGAATGAAGATGCTAACGAAAAAATTTATGAGTCTACTGTGACTTGGATACATAATGTTGGATTGGCTAAACTTGCAGCAAAGGATTTGGTTCAATGTGCTTGGGATGATAAAACCAATGAGATGATTTTTTGGGCTAATCCCGAACTTAATAAACAAACCACTGTAAAGAAAAAGAGAAAATCCAATGACGAATCCGTCAAACGAAGAAATAAGAAGAAAGATCAGGGATCTTGAAGATAAGATACATGATTGTAAAGCGTATATCTCATCAGATTTTTGTGTGAGTTGTAATGAGATGTATGAAAATATTAAAAAGTATGAAGCAGAAATAAGGACGATAAAAGAATTATATCATAATGATTAGGACGATTAAGGAAATTTTACCCAAAAATAGAACATACTATGTTGCTGTTTCTATGGGCGTAGATAGTGTTGCCGCTATTCACTATTTACAAAGTAAAGGATATAGTTTAATCCCTATTCATTTTAATCATAATTTAAGAGATCAAAATTTTATTATGATGGAAAAATTTCTGCACTTCTGCACAAGCCTTGGTTTATCTGGTCATGTTGGAATTGGTAAAAATCTTAATACAGAAAAAGATTGCAGAAATGCTAGATTAAATTTCTATAGTAAAATTGTTAAGAAAGGTAGCATTATTACTGCACACCATATTAATGATTGGGTAGAAAGTTATTTGCTTAATTGTTTTAGAGGTCAGCCAAATAATGATGTCTTTTCACTGATTTCTAATTTTAATTCGTTTTCAATTTTACATCCCTTTTTACTCACAAGAAAAAAAGACTTTAAACAGTATGTTGACAGAAACGATTTGATGAGGTATGTTGTTGATGACGAAACCAACGCTATTATAAAGGGCAGCCGCAGGAATTGGATTAGGAATTTTATTATTCCTCAAATGAAAGAGAATAAACTATCATTAGAAAAATTTGCACAAAGAAAAATTATCAAACTTATTACTGATATAAAACAGAATACTTAAAATACCCGACTAT